AATACTCTGATGTGGGTGGTCATGAAATCTACGGTGTGCTGCCCTATGTCTATCAGTACATTAACGATGAATTCCCCGGTGAAATTCAATATGATCCGTTGTTGATTTCTGTCGTCACGCTGGACATTGAGACAGAGTCGGAAGGCGGCTTTCCTAATATTAAGACAGCAAACAAAGCTCTCACTGCCATTACTATCCGTAAGAACGATCGTTCGATCACATTCGGTATTCGCGAATACAGAACGGAACATGATCACGTGACATATATCCAATGTCGCGATGAGCGAGATATGATCATGCGTTTCCTCGATGTGTGGAACACACCAGACTGGTCACCAGATGTGCTGACAGGTTGGAACGTTGAGTTCTTTGACATGCCATACATGATCAATAGGATCGAGAGATTGTTTGATGAGAAGACAGCTCTACGTTTGTCTCCGTGGAATCGTTGGGAAAAGCGGATGAACCCGAACGCTCGGGATCTTGCAGCAGATGATCCTGATCGCTTCATGAGATTCCCTCTTGGTGTATCTGTTCTTGATTACATGGCTCTTTACAAGAAGTTTACCTTCTCACAGCAGGAGAGCTTCAAACTAGATCACATTGCATTCATTGAGCTGGGTGAGCGTAAGCTCGATTACGAATCGTTGGGGTTTGATTCTCTTGATGCATTCTACAAAGGTGACTTCCAGAACTATATCAACTACAACATTCGTGACGTTGACCTTGTCTATAAACTAGACCAGAAGATGAAACTACTCGAGCAGGTGTATGCAATTGCGTATGACGGCAGAGTTAACTTTATCGACAGTTTGACAACAGTAGGGATGTGGGATGTGATTATCCACAACTACCTTCTCAGTAAGAACATTGTCATCCCAATGAAACAGGTCGGTAATAAGCCGCGCCAGATTGAGGGTGCTTACGTTAAAGATCCTCAAGTTGGTTTGCATAAGTGGGTTGTCTCTTTTGACTTGAACAGTCTGTACCCACACTTGATCATGCAGTACAACATCTCACCTGAAACTCTACAGGGACAAATGCTTGAGTATGATTTGGCAGTAACTGAGCGCAGTGTTGATATGTTTCTTGATGGTGACCTGGATCGTGTGCGTGATGCTGAGGAACGCACACGCATTCTCGAGAGCATTCAAAACGCAGTGTCAGGGTTTGGTCCTCGTTCGAATCTTGATTTGACGGAATACCTTTTGAAGTTTGAGACCGTCCGCGAAGTGCTGGATAAACACAACCTAACGATCACACCCACTGGGTGTCTGTTTGATAAAACGGAACGTGGCTTCTTACCAACGTTGATGGATACGATGTATAACGATCGTTCCGCATGGAAGAAGCGAATGCTTGAAGCGAAGAAGAACTACGAGAAGGAAAAGACACAGAAGTGGGAGAACGAGATTGCACGGTGCCACAACATGCAGCTTGCAAAGAAGATCCAACTCAACTCAGCTTATGGTGCTCTTTCTAATCAGTTCTTCCGTTGGTTTGACAACCGGTTAGCTGAATCGATTACGAAGGCAGGGCAACTATCGATCAGGTGGATGGAGCGCGAGATCAACAAGTACCTCAACAAGACCTTGAAGACAAACAACAAAGACTATGTCATAGCTATTGACACGGACTCGATGTATGTCACGTTGGATGGTCTTGTAGAAAAGGTGTATGGTCCTGCTACCGATAAGATGGATATCAAGCAGCTGGTTGACTTCCTTGATAAAACGAGTCAACGAATTCTTGAACCGTTTATTGATCAGAAGTATCAAGAGCTTGCTGATTATGTTTGTGCTTACGATCAGAAGATGAAGATGAAACGCGAGGCGATTGCGAATAAAGGAATCTGGACTGGTAAGAAGCACTATATCCTTAACGTGTATGATCTCGAAGGTGTTCGTTACGATCAACCGAAGTTGAAGATGCAAGGGATTGAAGCGGTTCGCTCTTCGACCCCTTCTTCTTGTCGCGAGAACATTAAGAAAGCTCTTGGTGTAATCATGAACGAGGACGAACAGTCGATCCAAAAGTTCATTCGTGACTTCCGTAAGGACTTCAGGAAGTTACCGTTTGAGGACGTTGCGTTCCCTCGTAGCGTGAGGGGTCTAATCAAAGAGGACATTCGTGGTAAGAATGGCGAGATTGTTCAGAAGGCCTATGATACAGGCTCTTTGAACTTCAAACCGAGTACTCCTATCCACGTTAAAGGTTCGTTGATATATAACCATCTAATCAAGCTGCGCAAGCTCGACGCACGTTATCCTCTTATCGGGGATGGTGAAAAGATTAAGTTTTGTTACATGCTTGGTTCTTCACCTCTACCACGTACACAGGATAAGAATCCCGTGATTGCAACACCAGGCAAGTTACCAAAAGAACTGAACCTGGACAAGTATATTGATTATGATACCCAGTATGAAAAGGCTTTTGTTGAGCCGATTAAGACCATATTGGATGTGATAGGATGGAAGGAAGGAAATGACCAACAAACACTCGACGCTTTCTTTTGAACGAGAAGACGACTTTGGTTTTACCATTGTCGATGAGACCGAACTGCTGAAAAGTACTGTTTCGGAATACGATCTCCGTTTGGAAGAGTTGACAGACAAACTACAAATGATGTATGATGCAATTTTACCTCTTCTCAAAAATTTGAGTAAGAACCCTAACCAAGAAATTATTAAGTGGCCGGACCGCGAAGCAAAGATAGCTGAGTTTAAAAAGCGACTTGAATCTATTGGTGGTGTTGATATAAAGGCTAAACCATTATGAATGACTTTGAGACGCATCCTCGTGGCACATTTGATGAGATTAGAGCTTCGCGTAAGCTAGCTAACGCAATTGAAATGTTGTCGAGACAGTATGGACATAGTATTGTTCCGACGGACATTTGGAAAGCATACCAAGAGCTGTGTGCAGTTTACAATAGACATATGTTGAATGGAGATGTATGAGTGATTTTTTACGTGAGTTGATTAAGGAGCTAAAGGATGAGGATACTTCTTTGGCCGCTGACGGCACTGGTAGTGCTGAGTTTGGGGGTTTTATTGATACTGGTAGCTACGCTCTCAATGCTGTTCTCAGTGGTAGCCTCTTCGGTGGCGTCCCTGATAATAAAGTTACTGCTTTTGCAGGAGAGTCCGCTACTGGTAAAACTTACTTCGTTCTTGGGGTCGTCAAGTCTTTCCTCGAGAAACACACAAACGGAGCAGTCGTCTACTACGACACAGAAGCAGCCGTAACAAAACAAATGATGGACGAGCGTGGTATTGATACCAAGCGCGTCATTATTGCAGAACCTGATACAATTCAGAAATTCAAAACTCATGCCCTGAAGTTGCTTGATGCATATGATCAGAAGCCTGAGAAAGACCGCCCACCAATGATGTTTGTTCTCGATAGTCTTGGTATGCTTTCAACTTCCAAAGAGATGGAAGATAGTTTGGAAGGCAAAGACACAAGAGACATGACTAAGGCACAGATTATTAAAGCAGCATTTCGTGTGTTGACTTTGAAGCTAGCGAAGGTTAAAATACCTCTGCTAGTAACTAATCACGTCTATGAACTAGTCGGTTCGTACGTGCCTACAAAGGAGCTCGGTGGTGGAACAGGACTCAAATACGCAGCTAGCACGATTGCTATGCTCTCCAAGCGTAAAGAAAAAGACGGGACAGACGTCATTGGCAACATCGTCAAAATTAAAATGTACAAGTCCCGACTCTCAAAAGAGAACAGCCAGATCGAAGTGCTACTTACTTATGCCGAAGGGCTCGATAGGTATTACGGCCTCCTAGACCTCGCAGAGAAGTATGGTATCTTTAAGAAGGTGTCAACACGGTACCAGTTGCCAGATGGGACATCAGCTTTTGGTAAGAACATTAACGAGGATCCGGAAAAGTATTTCACGGAAGATGTATTGAAGCAGCTTGAAGTAGCTGTACAGAAAGAATTTAAATATGGAGTTAGCGATGAGTAATGAAGTGACTACACAACAAGAAACAGACATGGATGCGAAGAACACAATCTTCTATAATCCAGTTTTCCCAATCATGACGGCAAGTATTAACCTTGACTTGCCTGTTGAGGATATGGCTTCGGGAATCTATCAGCTTGCTTCTGATATTAAGAACTATGAGGGTGGGTACACGACTTTCCACAATGGTCAGTCTATTGATCATATCAGAGGAATCCCTGAGTTGAAAGAAGCGATTTACGGTGTTGTCATGTCGTTCACGCGTGAGCTCAAGGTGGAAGTCAATCCCAACAAGTGCTCTATTCAATTGTGGGCTAGCGTTATCCGTAGAGACGGTCACCACGGTGTTCACCACCACCCACGCTCAATGTATTCAGGTACATTCTATGTTAACGTGAACGAGAACAGCTCACCGCTCGTGTTGATGAACCCAACGATGCAGATGCGCGTACATGATCCTGTTCCTTCACGTCCTCAGGATCTTGGACCGTTCACTAGTGAGTCGCTTGCAATCAAGCCAAAGAACAATCAACTGATTCTATGGCCATCATGGCTGATGCATCATGTTCCTGTTCACACCGACAGTGCACCTCGTGTTGCTATTTCATTCAATGTTGACTTTGCACCTAATGGAGCTTAAATGGTTGAGGATTTAATCCTTTCCAATCTAATTCACAATGAAGGATATGGCCGTAAGGTCATTCCTTTTTTGCACGAGCGGTATTTTACTACAAAGTATGACCGTGTGTTGTTTAACTGTATCGTTAAACACATAGAGGAGTATAATCGTTTCCCTGATAAAGTTGTTCTTAATGTCGCGATTGATACATTGACCAACCTTGACGGAGACGAGGTAGTTAATATAAAGCAACGGCTACAGAGCTTTGAGCCAGAGAAGGCGGATGATGAGTGGCTCGTTGATCAGACGGAAAAGTTCTGTAAGGACAGAGCGATATACAATGCTATATCCGATTCCATTCTCATCTTAGATGACAAGACAGGCAAACAAAACGTTGGGAGTATTCCTGCTTTATTGGAGGAGGCACTTAGCGTATCGTTTGACTCTAACGTCGGCCACGACTTCTTTGAGGATGTTAATACTCGATATGATTTTTATCATAAGCAAGAAACACGTATCCCGTTTGACCTTGACTATCTAAACAAAATCACAAAGGGCGGCCTTCCTCGAAAAACGTTGAATGTTATCCTTGCCGGTACCGGTGTTGGTAAGTCTTTGTTCATGTGTCACTGCTCAGCATCGAACCTTGTTGCTGGGAAGAATGTTTTGTACATTACGATGGAGATGGCAGAGGAGCGCATCGCTGAGCGTATCGATGCTAACTTAACGAGTACTACCGTTGACGAGTTATCTTTTCTACCACGCGATGCTTACATCAAGAAGATTGAACGAGTGAAGGAAAAGACGGTTGGCAAACTGATCATCAAGGAATACCCAACTGCATCAGCTGGCTCTGCTAATTTCCGACACTTACTGAACGAGCTTCGACTGAAGAAGAAATTCAAACCAGACATCATCTACATCGACTATTTGAACATCTGTACATCAAGCCGGATCCGGCAAGGTGCTAATGTCAATTCTTATACATATGTCAAGGCGATCGCAGAAGAATTACGTGGTTTGGCTGTTGAGTTTGATGTGCCTATTGTTTCTGCAACACAGACAACAAGATCGGGTTACACAAGTTCAGATCTCGGTCTTGAAGATACATCTGAATCATTTGGTTTGCCTGCGACGGTCGACTTAATGCTTGGTATGACTTCTTCGGAAGAATTGGAGAGTTTGAATCAGGTGATGTTCAAGCAATTGAAGAATCGCTATGCAGACCCTACTATGAACAAGCGTTTTGTTGTCGGGATCGATCGTGCTAAGATGAAATTGTATAACGTTGAACAGTCAGCACAACAAGACATTGTTGATGACACGCCGTTGTATGATAAGAGTCAGCAGCAGAAGTTTTCAAAAGATGTGTTTAAAGGATTCAGTTAATGATACAACAGGCAGTCATCTGGAGTATTTTGTATCCGGTAACCTTTCTAGGTTATGTTTGTGTTACAATCTGGCAAACGTTTTGGTTTCTTTTTAACTCGCCAGTAGATGTCTGGACAATGATTGGTGAAGCAATCCGAGAAGAAGATATAGAAAAACAACAAAATGATACTGACAATCAAAGGTTGTAAAGATTCAGTACTAGAACAAAAAGTACAAAACGCTTCTTATTTCTATGCTAAGGAGCTTCTTTCCAGTCAGATGATGAGACATATCATCGTATCGATAGAATTTCGTACGACGATAAAGGATTTAGGCAATTGCATGATTGCTGAATTCAACGATTGGCGCAAAGCGCGTGTATTTGAAATACAACTGAAAAGACATAAGACACATGAATCAACACTTCGTACATTAGCACATGAATTTGTACATCTGAAACAGTTTGCTAAGGGCGAACTGAATGATGAGAATACTAAATGGAAAGGTCAGTTAATATGTGAGGATACTCCATACTCTGATCTTCCATGGGAAGTAGAGGCCTCTTCCCTTGAACCGATCCTCTTTGGCTTGTACCAACAACATTTGGAAGAGGATAAATATGAATGATAAACAACAACGTACTTTTATTTCTTTTAAACCCGCTGTTGTTAACAATTGGATACTGCAGGTAAGTCAGAGTGAGCTTGGAATGTGTGTTGTCATGTTTCATCGTTTCTCTCATAAAGTACAAATTAACTACGTTAAGACACGTGATGAAGCAACACATTTTGTCACGTGCGTGTTGAACACATAGAAGGAACTAGCATGGAAATAACAAAAGAAGCGATCCGCGCAGGGTTTGACAAATACCTCTGCGATAAGGGAAGTCAGCATGACTACACTTTGATGTATCATGAAACTTTCAAGGAGATGACAGGCTGCGCAAGGATGCTTGAGATTGGCGTAGGTGCCGGCCGCTCTGCTCTTGCTTGGCGCGAGATTCTACCATCAACTGAATTGACTTTTCTTGAGAAAACTCCTTACGAAGGAATGCTTGAAGAAGCAAAGGCAATGAACATCGTCGTTGGTGACTCGGCACGTGCTTCTGTCGTTTCTGCTTTGTTCAGGGATGCGCATCCGTTTGATATAATCATCGATGATGGAGATCACCGTCCTGATTTCCAATTCCAAACATTTCTCAATTTTGAAAATAGATGGACTCAGGCTTATGTTATTGAGGATATCATTGGTCAAGAGAATGAGCGGTTGCTTCGCCGTCGTTTGAAATCGCACGGTTACAATAACATGCGGACATATTCTTCAAAACTCAGTAACGGTAGTTTAAGAATGAACGGTAAGGTTGAAACAAACGTTCCTTTCTATGCAATGGTTATTTTTCCTAATGTTGCTGAGGCTCCGCAACCAGAATGATTGTTATTGACTGGAAGGGGAAAGTCGGCTACGGCGACATAATTTCCCCTATTTGTTATGCACACAATGTTTCATACAAACTCAAGACGCATGTGCGTCTTGTTTTCCATTGGGCAACGGATCCTTGGGAAACTCAGTATGAGCGTGACCCTGAAATGTTATGGCAAAGAGCGGATATAATAAACACGTTATGCCGCAAGAAGAACACAAGCGTTGAATTAAGCCATCAGTTCGAGAGTGTGCTCTCATTCAATCATTCAAACTATGATTGGGACGTTGTTGGTAAAGATCGATATCATAACTACTGGCTTCCAGAAGTAATTGAGCGAGGCACGACAGACATAATTGTTGTCAACAGCACAGAGGGTAACCAGGTTTCTCTTGCAGAGTATGGTAAGCCGTGGAAAGATCCAGCAGCAAAACTGTGGCCTGATATTAAGCGGGCGTTGGGAAAAAAGTATAGTATCGTCACTGTCGACTACCGCACGCCACTCTCTGATATGGTCAAGCTATTACAAAGAGCGAGAGGGTTCGTAGGGTATCACGGTACAGCTGCTTGGGTTGCAAGATTCCTTCATACGCCATCTGTGCTATTTGCGGATGGGGGTAGTCTGACACGCAACGCATTCTTCTATGCAGACATACATAAAAATGTCGATGCGTATAAAGACGTCATTGATAATATAGACAGACACTTTGATCGTTCACGGACTTTGATTGAACAGGCTCAGCAAAATTATGTTTTATACAAACCAAGTCAAGAATTCATCTCCCATCTTTGCGAAGAGTAAATACAAAATATTCGTTGGTTATGATCAGCGTGAGTATGTTGCCGCTGAGGTGTGCCGGTTCTCTATCCTTTCAAGGCTGAGTAAGTACGTTCCTGTGTTCTTCTTGAACAGCCGTGATATACCTGTATTCACTCGGCCAAGAGAAGCGACTCAGTCGACTGACTTTACATACACAAGGTTTCTTGTTCCGTATCTAAGTAACTACACCGGGTATTCTATCTTCTGCGATTGTGACTTTCTTTTTCTTGATGTTGCTATTGAACTGTTTGAAAGCATTGATCCAACGAAAGCTGTTAGCGTGGTGAAGC